AGTTAACTTCTTACGCGCTTTAATACCATTAACAAGTCCTCTTGTATAACCCGCCGAAGCGAACCATGGGAATGCGATATTATCAGTTAACGCTAAGTTTCTAACAACTTCTGCGGTTGGAGGTAAATAAATCTGAGTATTATTTACACCGTCTCTAGTTAATACCCAAGGGTAATAAGTTGCAGTGTAGTTTGAATCGATTCCTGTATCATCTAAATTGTCTACAGCCTCTTCAGGATATATAAAGTCTAAATCAAAACTAGTAGTTGTAGGTACAAACATATTATAATCAGGTGTTGTACAGATGTAAACTGAATCCGCTCTATCTCTTTCTACCATATCAATTGCCTCCTCAACTAAGTTTGAATTATTTACATAGTCAATACCTGGAGTTGTAAATACATTGATGTTTACCGCTTCAGGATTATGGAACGTGTATTGTCCCCATAAGTACGCGTAATAGTCAGTGTTTCCCCATCTTTGTTTGTCTGGACCAACGATTTGTTTGAACGCTCCCCATCCCGATGCGTTTGGTTGTGATATTGAGTAAGCCGCTCCCTTGTTATAACCTGATCTACCTAAAACATATCTATCACTATTTGTTCTGTGTTCTCTATAGATATCCCATCCATCAAAACCACCGTAAGGTACTAAAGTAAACTTCCTTGCCTGTAATCTGTAATATGGATTATCTTCGTCGTTAGGTTCACTTCTAAACTCAGCAACACCAACTTCAAACTCTTGATCGTCGATATTATCATAATCCGCAGTTATTTTCAATACAGACGCTCCTGAATCCATGTGGAAACCGGGTGTTAATATTGCCCACGGCTGTGATTCTGTTGCAGTTTCTAAATTTACAGGGTTTTGTTTACCTTTATACTGTAAAAAGTCAATATCTATACCAACCTTATCAGAAACACCTAAATAAGTTCTTCTAACTTTATCACCAGCACTTCTTGTTTCATTATCACCAGTACCTGTACCGAAAGGTGGGTTATAAATAACATCACCAGGGTTATCATACTTTAACTTATACAATAATCTTGGTGAAGAGAAATTACCGTATCTTCTATTTCTATATCCTCTGAATCCACAAGGTAATGCGTCTACAGGTGCTTCCTCACCCATTTCTAACATTATATATCTTGACTTTAATTCAAAATCACCATTAGATGTACCTATTTTCTTAGCTACAAAACTGTTTTCATTTGGATTCATACTACAGTTTGTGAACTTTTCGAGTACCACTACATTATTATCGGTATCAAAGAAATCTCTTACAACGACATCAAATGTTTGATTACTGAAAGATATATTTGCAATTGAAATCTTAACTTCTGTATTGGCATTATTACCATCAGAAATTGTTATAAATTTAAATAAATCATATACCTTATCACCTCTTAATTCAGAAACCACAAATGGAGTCTCTGGTGTTTGGAATTTTTCTAAGTACCATCCGATACCCGTATTATCATTATCAGTTCTAGCGCCATTTAAAGCTAATAACTCACAAGACAATCCTCTTATTTTACCGTTTAAGTAACCTTCATTTATTAATGTTGGGAAAATTTCCTCAACAAATACAGGAACATCGTTTCTGTCTTTTGAGAAGTTACTCTTACCTAATACTTTTGTTATATAGTTTGACTTACTTCCATCGAATGAAACTCTAAACTTAAATGTTTCGTTATTTGATGTTAAACCTGACAATTGGAAAGTATCGAAAGGATTGTCTGTAATACCTGAGTAAGGTCCGTCACAAACAATGGTTAAGTCTTCTAAGCTATTAACCATGTAGGTTGCACCATCGTCATCACCATAAGTTGCAATACCTCTAGATCTTAAAGTCGCAACAACCAAGTTATCAAAATCACTATTAGAACTACCAATTAAGTTACCACCATAAATTTTAACATTTGCGGTAAAATTACCGTTATTATCTTCTGATAATGAAGAAAATCTCATACCAAATGATTCACCTAAGTATGCATTAAATTCATTACCGTTAAATGTTTCATAATACTCAAACATAGAGTAATACCACGAATCATTTGCAGGTGACGATAAATCCGCATTATTAAATAACACGTTATCAACTTGCATCATGTTCTCAACCGAAGTGGTTGAATAACCATTTACCGCATCTAAATTATTGTAAGTAATAAAAGGTAGAACACCCCAAGCATATGATTTATCCATATACTCTTTGTCATTAGAATCAGCACCAGGTGCCGAAGATGGTGTACTAGTTACGTTATTAATATTGATAACTTCGAAGAAGATATTTTTTATATCATTTTCAAAGGTTGATATATCACCATTATACATAGTGTATTCAGTATCAAACTTTCCGTCTAAGAAATCTTTGAAGTTTTGTAGATATACGTTATCTGTAATTTGAACAGTATCAAAGTCGTTTTTATTACCTGTTATAGTTAAGTTATAAACACCTGTAGGTGATAAATCGGGTGCTTGTTGTATGGTACTACCATCAACATTACCTCTAGCGATGATAGACCAAGAAGGTCCGGCATCATAACCTGACAAACCTAATACTCTAGTTACGAATAATTGATTTGATTGTTGTAAGTATGATTTAGCTATATATGATGATTCATATTTAGGTATTTGAGTATTGATGTACTTTGTTGGATTAGTACCTCCGAAATATGACTGAAATTCGTCATAATTAGTTATAAAGATAGGTTCGAAGGCGGGACCTTTTTGAGTCTCACCAACAATACCTAAGGTTGTCACTCCCACACTTTGAGCCACAAAACTTAAATCTCTTTCTGATGTATACACACCTGGAGATACAAATACTTTGTTTGATGTTGCCATTTTATAAGATATTCTTTTACTTTTATTTTTTTATAAATATTGATTAAAAAAACAAAAACCTATATTTATTAAGGTTATGTTATAATAATATACATCTAGTACTAAGACTAGACTCTTTATTTTCTTCATTTTTAGTTATAACGATTTTGATTTTATCATTAGAATTAATCTGAACCTTACCTAACTCCATACCGATTAAATTGTTATTTATATAAATAGAGTAATCTTTTATATTTTTTTTGTCACCAAAAAACATATCTATTTTATACGGATAAACTTCACTTAACTCGGTTATACCCTCTTTAAATATGATATTTAAATCAAACTTATCGGGATTATCTGAGACATCATTTACACCCTTTTTATTTTTAGTTTCATCCAACTCAAAAAGAGTTAACGCTCTTGTAATTGCCGGTGATATCTCAAATTCATTCTCATCTATTAAGAATCCCATCATTAAAAATTCATAATTTTGAATGTAATATTTTCTTTTTTCTATATCAAAAACAGATTCATCAGATACGTTATTTAATATTATTGGGACAAAGTGTCCTTTAACATTTGTGTATGCCTGTCTTGATGTAAATGTCTGCATAACAATTTTGTTAAATTCATTTAAGTGTCTCATTTTTGTACAAAAGAATTTAACATTAAATGTAATATCAACAGGAACAGGTTGAGGTATCTTGTAAATATCCATTCCTTTCCTTTGTCCGTCCCATGTTGGTACTTTTGCGTAATAAAATTGTTTTCTATTTGGTATAGTATACTGTAACGAAGGGTTACTACCGTATTTTACATCTGGTTGTCTTACGGTTGCAATAAATGGGGGTCGGATATTATTATCTAAGTCCTGAAAATTCCAAGATTCAGTAAACTGAGACCAATTCTGAGTTGTTATTATAATATCTATCGGATTAACCTTTTCACCCTCTAAAGAAATTTGTAAATCATTTTTTACAAAATCTAACATACCTCTATCTAAGTCTGCGTGTAAAACACTTTTAGGCAAAAAAGTTCCATCTTCCTGAATATACTCAAGAAGTTCTTCCCTCCTTTCCATTAAGATTTTTTGTGGAGATAAGTCTATTTTTTTCTTTATTTTTTTGGGTATAGCCATTATTGAACTATTTCATTTATATGAAATATTTTATTTTTGGTATTAATCATATCTATCTCTCTGGCTTTATAAACCGGTTCTTCTGTTTCTTTATCTACAAAAGAATCATATTTGTAAGGATTATATGTTATTATTTTATCATTTGTTTCTGGAGGCATATTTTCACATGGGTACTGACAATAGTCCATTAAATCACCTATTACAAATGCATGAACGTTTTTTCTTTTTTCCTGTCTTACTTTTTCTTTCCCACCTTCTCTTACTCTGAATTCTACATTACCTAACTTGACATAGTCCGCATATAAAACAATTTTACCTTTGTACTGAACTGAAAATGTTTTTTTATGTAGATTATAGTAAACCATAACCCTAAGACCTAATAACTTATTTTCATCTTCAGTTATTAGTCCCATACGGGTTTTCATCTTATTAATCTCCTTTAGTAAATATCTATTCATACCCCTTTAAATTCATTATCGTTTACTGGTGACGCCACAATACTTCTGTAAAATGGTTTAAATCCACCATAAGTGTGTTTATTGTCACTAACAACTCTACCGTCATTAACAACAGAATAATACCTAACTCTCGACTCAGTTTCATAGTAACCTATATAGTCACCATAATCGATATCAATGTTAAGATCGTCCAAAGTTTTTTGGTAAACACCTATTTTTAAGTTTCCAGGTTCCATTTGTGTTACTTTACTATTACCGTAATCTTGATTTTCTGGTTGTTCTATTTGAACATACGCTCTAAATTCTACAGGAGGTAAAAACTGTATACCGTCCTCTAAAGTTTCTCCATATACGTCATCCGTTTTAGTTCTTTCGCGATCAACTTTGTACAAAACCAATATAAAATTCATATCACCTTCAAGCCATTCACGACCCATAGCAATATCTAATTCAAAATCTTCACCACTGAAGAATTTATTTAATCTCGTAATTGGAACCTTTCTTTGTGTCATTATTGATAAATATTCAGAAATATGTTATATTTAATTGTATTTGATATCAAAATTGGAAAATAATC